TGATTCAGATTAATCGTCACAACGGCTGGATATGCGTTTGTGATATTGGTTACTTGAAAAGTAGAACCAACCAAATTAGAAATATCAAACAGTCCTGCATAAATGGCATTTGCCACTTCGTAAGGGTCTCCACCGCCAACAATAACTTCCCAAGCCGTACCAGATGTTGGTTGACGTACAGAAATTAAATTTGGCTGAACTCCTGATACTTTTTGAAGTTGTGTTTTCAGGAATGTTGGCATACCTGTGGCAATTGCTTGACCTGCCTGAATTACTTGTGCTTGATAACTTTGAATTGTTTGAGCAGTCGCACCTGGAACACCCGCCGATTCATTTGTGCAAGTTAGGGTAACTCCTGATGGTATGGAAGTAACGATAGTTGTGACTGTACCAATTGGAACTGCCCAAGAACCTGCATTATTAGCCAAACAATAAAGGGAGGAACTTTGACCGCTTGCAGAAACAATTCCACCATCCTGAACTGTATATTGATAAGTTCCATCAGAAACGATGAATCCTGCACTAATTACAAACCCAGGCGTACCAATAAAAGTTACATAAACCGATGTATTACTGCCTACGCCTTGCGTAACGCCGTAAACCGCACCCAATTCGTAAAGAATAAATGGGTTAGCAGTATAGGGGGAAATCGAATTAACCAAGTCAACAAATGCTTGGTCTTGAATAACTACCGCACCGACTGCGGTTGATGCCATATCTTCGACAAGTGAACCAGGCAAATTTGCGGTTAATCCTGGGGATAATGCGGTTGCCGCCGCTATTTCTGCGTTTAATAAATCCGTTGGGCTAGTTGGTACTGCACCTGCCGTTGTTAGTTGTGCCATTTTTTAACTCACTACCGTAGTTTGGATTGTCGTCCCATTTTGGAAAACCGCCTTAATATTGTAAGTTGGTTGCGTTGCGTTTTGTTGTCTAAGAATTGTTAAACTTGCAAAATAAGGTGCGAACTGGGATTGTGTTCTATTTAAGGCAACATCAGGCGCAATTTGAGTCATAACAGAATTTTGCCCTGGTATGCCGTAATTCCCATAAACTGGGCTTTCCCCTTGGGTTAAGCGCAAAGTTTGAATTAATGTTGCCAACCAAATATAAGAAGTTTCGGTAATTTCTACCCAATTTCCGTTTTGATCTTGTCCGTAGCTTCTCATGGTGATACTCCCCCTGAAACACCGCTTCCTGTGGTAACTCCAGTATGTTGGTGCGCCAAGAATGGTTTGCCGTTTATGGTCAAAGTACCAGTAATACTTATTCCAGATGATGTTATTGAGATTGTATTAGAACCGACCGATAAAGTAAGGCTTGTTGAACTAGATACTTGAATTCCAGTATTTGTAACCACAATAGAATTATCACCTGCGGTATCTGCAAGACTTGCACCATCTGGTGCTTGAATAACCACCGCCAAGGGGTTTACTTCTTCCCACAAAGAACTTCCAATTGGAACAAATACCAAAGCACCCAAATTGCTTGCAGGTGAATCTAAGGGGGCTAAACCTGCTCCCAATCCATTAATTCCACCAAGTCGAACATCTGCCGAAATACAAATTCCCAAATCACCTACTTGTATGGGAGTACGAATATATTGGCTTCCAATAGTTGCGCAAGTTACTGGGGGTAATGGGGTATTTAATGTACTGTAAACCTCAAAATTGACCGTAACAATTGCCCCTTCAACAGAAACGACCGAACAAGGTAATACTTTCCCAAGCGAATTGATATTATTCTCAATCTTTTGTTGAGAAAAATCATTCATCGTCCTCGCAAATGGTGTTTTTTGTGCCTGGCTCATAAGTTATCCAATGTTAAATCTACACCAGGAATAACGCAATCAATAATAGTTACCCAACTATTTGCATCTGCTTGACGGCTATTTCCAACATGACGTATCTGCGTTATTGTAAAAATGCCATCAAATGAAACAAGATTTCTATATTGAGAAAAACTTGCAACTGTATTTGTAATTGGGCTTCCCGCAGGAAAGATAATGCTATCTCCAATATTCAAATCCGCCCTCATAACCAATTTTGCTTGAACGGTAGCAACATCAATCCAAGTAATATTACCAATTAAATCCCAATAATTGATAGCCGCTGATTCAGTTGCAGGTGTTGTGCCATCTGTCAAAACAAAACCAGTAGCAGAATTAGATACACTTGCGCCAAAATAATTGGGTAATTTGATAATATTTTTGCTAGTGTCGTTAACCCATTTGCAAAATGATTCCAGATTAGGATAGTAACCAGTTACATTTTCTGTATATACAAGATTTGGGCTGAATGAACCATAAACTGGAACGCCTGGATAAGATATTGATAAAGAACTTTCAACGGCTGACTGTAATGGTTGACCCATTTTCCAATCCAAAATGATGTTGGCATTAGCACTTGGGTTATAGGTTGCGGGGGCGACTTGCAAATTAAGAACAACTTGAGTTCCTTGCCAATTTCCAAACGCTTGAATTATTGTTCCATCAATAATTAATCCTGCTTGAAATTGATCTGCAAAAGGCAAACCCGCAGACATTCCAACAGAAATTTGAATTTTTGCACCGTTAAAATTAGCCGATTGGTTTAAATCCTGAAATGAAACGCCATAAATCCTGACCGTTCCAATTTGTGACGGCTGATGATACCAATTTTGAAAAATATCTAAATCTACCCTGAGTGCTGATGTATTGTCTAATCCAGTTGGCACAATACCAGGTATAACCATTGAAGAATAGGTTATAGGTAGAAAAGCCGTTTGACTTTGCGATCCTGGGCTTATGACAATGTTATAAAACCGCATTTATGGATTAATCTCAAAGTTTCCACTACTTGCTCTGTAAACCAAAGATGAAGTAGTGAAATAACCAAACACCAGATTAATATCATAATCATCAGGAGATGAAATAATTGGTCTGCTAACGATTAAAGTCCTGAAATTGTTATAAATATTGACGTAATATCTTTGCCCATAAACATTCCAAGTGCAAGTTGCAATGTAAGTTTGACCGTCCAGAGTGGGATTAAATTGAAACGGCTGATTTGGCGATGGGTTAAATGCAACGAATGTAGTCATATTACCAACTTGATGCAGTAGAAGTTATATTAGTAGGTACTGGATTACCTGCACCAATGTTCTGCAATAGCGAACCCAAAACCTGCAATGCCCCAGTAACAGTAATTAAAGGTTGTACAAAGTCCCATTGATACATCAGTTGTACTTGCTTATCACCTGCGCTACTAACGTCTCTGATACCTGTTAAAAGGCAATTGGTGTAGGTGTAAGCAGGGGTGATAACCGTAAATGTACCGCCTTGGGATATGTGCGTTTGAATTTCTGTTTGTAAAGCGGTCAAAATAGCTTGCTTGATTAAATAGCCGCCATCATTTTGCGCAGGGCAAACCATCAGCATACTAACTTTTAAAGGCATTTGAACAACCGCATTAGCCGCCATCTGCAAACTAAAAAATGGATATTCAGCTATTGACCAATCTGCTAATGTGCTTCCAGGCAAAGGCTTGTAATGCGCAAAAAATTGACCTTCTTCAATTCCTGGAATATCAAACATTTCAGTCAAAACAGTAATCGGCAACAATCCGCCAGGAATAAATTGCGCAATTCCATTTTGCAAAATAATGGGCGATATTTCGTATGCGGCTTGAAATGCGGTTTGACCAAAAGAACTCATGTAATCCTCACTTCATTGCATTGGTTGTAATAACCAAATCGCCGCCAGATGCGTTATTGACATTGACTTGATAGCCAAATTTGCCCAAATATCCCGCAGTTTCTTCGGGCAATTTAAGACCTGGTTTGCCGCCAAGGAATTTATTCAAGTTACCTTCGCCCCAATTGTAGGCGGCTAACGCATCAGGTACATTGCCATGATAATACTGAATCAATTGCTTGATTTTTCTTGCCGCCGCATCTGCTGAACTTGCAAAATCATTAGGATTTGATAATCCATATTCTTGTGCAGTTTTCGGCATAAATCCAAAATGCCCTATTGCACCCTTGGGCGATAGCATATTTTTACCACGACCAGATTCCGCCATCCAAATCATGTCAAGAATACCAGGAGGCAAACCTTTTTGAATTTCAATTTGCCTTAAAAATTCGTATGCCTTGGTTCTGTCAACCCCGCCTTTAGCCATTTCTGCTTTAAAGGCTTTTGTTTTTGGGTCATCTTTATCTGCTATGTGATAGCCCAAATAATCATGCGCCAATTGTTCTGCTTTTTGACCCAATGAAAGATTCATTGTGTCTGGCGTTAATTTTCCTTGCGCCTTCAGTTCTGCGTTGCGTTGTTCAGGCGTTTTGAAGAAATCTTGAATGTAATCGGTAACGCTTTTTAAAGCCAAACCAAAGTTTTTTACATTCTCGTAAAAGTCTTCAATATCTTGTTGAAATTCAGGCGAAGTCAGATATTTACCAAAATCTTCAATTTTTGAACCCAAATTTTCAATCCAAACTTTAAGTTTTGGGCTATCCAGTAAACTGGTTATAAATTTTGTAATACCTTCAGACAATTTTTCAAAAGCAGGTGCAAGGGCAACCAGTTTGTCAATCAGTTTAGTTTCAAGGTCATTACCAGATCGTTTTAGTTGAACCCAAAAATTTTGCCATTTACGACTTGTTTCATCATCAACCGACAATGTATCCCTGTCTTGCTTTAATCTTTTGAAAGTTTCTTGTAATTCTTTTTGGCTGAGTGAAGACAAACGGCGCAATTCTTCCAAGCTAAAAACTTGCGTTAATCCCATTGCCTGGGCGTATTGGCTTGTTCTTCCGCCTTGGTTGAATAACTTGATGGCGTTGGTGATAATTGTTGGCAATGCTTGTTCCGCATTTTGCCCTGCACCAAGCCCTAAACGGCTCAGAATCGGTCTTCTTGATAGGTCATTCTGTATATCAGCAATGTTGCCTAAAACCTGTCCTGGGTTGATATAACGCCCCAAATTGACGTTTGCGGCTCTTAGTCCACCAGTAGAAATACCCAAGCCCTGCGCTTGTCTGCGATAATCGCTTGCGCTTGCGCCTAGTGCGCCCAAACCAAAGCCACCGCCAATTGAACCTAGCGTAACCCATCTGGCA